TAATCGTCTGGATTGAACCGAATAAATACTATCGGTCGGTGTCCCAAATCTTGTGATAATTCCATTATGCGTTTGTTTTCACAACTACAATCATAATCTGTGTGCTTGTTTTCGTCCACTTCTAATATCACGATTTGGTATCCTAAATCCAATAATAAATCGGGTCTTCTTTTGGAACAACCACCATTTACAATCTTATCTGCTATCCAAGTTAATGTTGGATATTTTGATTTCACATATTCCACGACTGAATACTCTTTGGTTTTATAATTACGTAAGACTGGTTTGTCTGGAAATAGGTTCATATAACAAAATCGGCAATATCCATCATATTTTTCATGGACACGAGTTGAACATAAATATGTTTTACACATTTTGGACATCACATCAATCATTCCATTTTTTTTATGTCCGGAACAATACACTGCCCGTTTCTCGCCTTCAAAATTGTAATTTGGTTGCTTTTTGCACTCTGGATGAATACAAATTTTATTTTTAACATCCACCATTTCAGGCATTTTATGTGCAAAACAATACAGCGCTTTTCTTTCGCCTTCGGAATTGTAATATGGTAAAGTTTTACACTCTGGATGAATACATGTTTTACTGACAACATTAATCATATCTTCCATTTTGTGCGTTACACAATATAATGGTTTTCTTTCGCCTTCTTTGTTATAAGATGGTAGAACCTTACAATCCAGATGAATACAAGTTTTATGTGTTACATCCATCATTCCATCAAGTTTATGTGCAAAACAATACAATCCTTTTGTCTCGCCATTAGCATTGAAATTTGGTCTAGTTTTACAATCTGGATGAATGCAAGTATTATTTGTCACAATAATCATCTCTTCCATTTTATGCGTTGAACAATACAAGGGTTTTCTTTCGCCTGCATTGTTATAAAATGGTCTAGTGTTACACCCTGGATAAAGACAAGGTGGCAAACTTACGTTAATCATTCCATATATTTTATGTGCAAAACAATACAATCTGTTTGTCTCACCTTCTATATTGAATGATGGTCGAGTTTTACAACTAGGATGAATGCAAGTTTTGGATTTAACGACAACCATTCCAGGCATTTTATGTGATGAACAATACAACCCTTTTGTTTCACCATCTGTATTATAAGTTGGTATAGTTTTACATCCGAGTTGAATACACTTTTTGCTTATCACGTTAATCATTCCATCTAGTTTATGTGCTGAACAATAAAACGCCTTTGTTTCGCCTTCTGCATTGAATGTTGGTTGCTTTTTACATCCAGGATGAATACACGTTTTATGTATTACATTAACCATTCCACACAGTTTATGCGCAAAACAATAGAACGCTTTCTTCTCGCCTGATATATTGAATGTTGGTTGCGTTTTACATCCAGGATGGATACAAGTCTTTGATAATTTATTCAGTGAGTTATTGCACGGAAGACAATTAGATGTATTTAATAATGTGTTGTCTATGGAGCGTACCTCTTGGAAATTATCTATCATTTTAGTTTTCTCCATTCTATATATTTACTAAATATTTTATTTTTAAGTAATTTCGTTAATAAACAATATTCCTAAATATTTTCATCATTCGTTTTTTCTTCCATTTCTTTTTTGAGTTTTTCCTTTCTTTTTAAATATTCACGTCTGTTATATTCTTTCTTTTGTTCTGGTGTAGGTTTATAATCACTTTTATAATTTGTTCGTTGTTGATATTCTTTTGCTCGTTCTCGTTCCCTTTCCTTATTTCGTTCATAATACTCCCGTCTACTTGCTGGTGCTGTATATTTTTTGAGATGCTCTTTGGTTGCTTGTAATTCCTCTTCTAACTTGGAAATCTTTTCTTCTAATTCATTTATTTTTGCATCTTTATCCATTACGTTACTTATATATAATAAAAAATATTTATATAATTTTTATTATATTTGTTTCCACTACCAGCGTTTTAAATTTTCAAAGGTAAATAGATTACTTCGGTGGCTGAGAAAATCGCTGTATAGACTCCCAAATTTTTGCCGATTCTTGCAGATTGAAAACTCCCCTACGTTGGGCAACTCCGATAAATCCGACAAGTACATTCAATGCAACATTTTCATCAGTCACAGGAGTATTTACAAGGAGCACTTCAGGCGGCATTTGTGTGGGTGCGTTTGCAGGAGCAGGACCAGTGGGAACTTCGGACATCATGATATTATCCATTTGTATAAAATAAACGTAACGGTTTATATAGTTTTACTACTAAATTATTTTACACGTTGTCTGGTTAATATTTATCGTTTAAAACTGTTACAAAATCATCAATAAAATGCAAAAAATTGAATACTTTTTCTGCTATTAAGAAGAGACATATTTTAACAAAAGCTTATGTAAAATGATTGCTCCTGCTACTCCCGCTATTCGTGAACGCAAACTTGTGCTTTCCATCCCCCCGTTTCCCGAGAACAGATCTATCAGCGCCATCGCCACTGAATTGGGAAATGATAAAGTCAATTTGAAACCCGAATACCAACGAGACCTACGTTGGTCAAACGATCAAATGTCTGATCTTATATCAACTGTAATGAACGGAATGTTGGTGCCACAGATTATGCTCTACAAATTACAGAAAGATGACAAACGCGAGGGTGAAAAATATTCGCACGAGTGCATTGACGGACAACACCGTTTATTCGTTTTGTGTCAATTTCTTAAAGGGGAAATGGTAACATTGCCACGAACAACGCCCTTTATGATTTATTGGTATCATGAAGCAAGTAAAACTCACGTTTTCTATGAAGAAACGCACGATACGAAACAGTGGATCGCCAAGAATCATAAGAAAACAGCTGTATATATGACCAAAGAAGAAAGAGACTATTTTGATATGTTTACTCTTCAAATTGTGACGATTCATACACCTGTATCATTAGAAGACCGTCGCAATATGTTTACTGCTTTGCAACAAGGGAAACAAAATACTGGGTCAGACCTTCTCAAAAATTTCACTCATATTCCACTCCTTGCATTCATGTTACGTAACCGATTCGAATTCAAATACAAGGATTTGATGTTGTCGTGTTTGTCTAGAAACCCGAAACAGTATTGGTTGTCATTCTTTATTCGTTGCTATTTCTATTCTATTGAATACAAGAAGAATGATGCCAAGGACCCCAAGGAGCCCGTTGATATTTTGATGATGTCGGATAACAAAGTAATTAAGAAAATGATTACAGACAACCACCCCGCATTGAAATCGACTCCTGAGACAGAAGCCAAATTCGCTCAACATATGTCACGGTTCTTTGCGTTTATTAGTCGAATTCCCGACGATACCAAGTTTCCGACTATCTTATTCTTCGCTATTTATCAACGACTAATCGACGCATCGGCCGAGTTTGAGGACATATTACTCACTTGGCTACCATCGCAGTCGTGGGAAAATGTTTCAACAAGAAAAGATGTAAATCTATGGGAATGTGCGAAGGATAAACCAGTTTTACGCCGAAATGCATTCACCGAGTGTTTAGCTGAACTACTCGCAATTCGCGTGAAATGTATCGAAGACCCACGTAATCCACGAACTTCTATTCCCAGCAGCGTGCGCTTGGATTTGTTCAAACGAACATATGGTGATGACACTTTTGAGGGAAATTGCTATTGCTGTGATAGTAAATATCCTCGTGATGGGCATTGGGAAGCTGGTCATATTACATCGTGGGCATCGGGCGGAACTGACGAGATCGATAACCTTCGCTGTATTTGTCAAGGTTGCAATCGCTCAATGGGTATGCGCAATATGGATGAATTCAAGGAATGTTATTACCGCAGTACTAAGGCAGAGGTAGCGGTAGATGCATTGGAAGAGGATATTGCGTAAATGTGTAAATTATTTTAGAGATGCAAAGAGTTATACCTTATCAGCAAAACAAATAAAAATAACAAACCAACAAACCAAATAAAAATTAACAAAACAAATAAAACAAATAAAAAAAGTTTTTTATGAATGGACCGAATTTGAAAGTCCAATCATTTACACCCTTGAACATTTAAAATGGGACAAATTTACTTAAAGTTGTTTTTTCGTGTCCTATAATTTTTTATGTATTTATATAATGATTCGTACATAAATCTTTATTATATATTTTTTTATTGCATGGTTTCCCTTTATTTATTCCCCTTTTCATTATTCTTTTACATCCACAATTATCGGAAATTTATATTATTGTCTATATCTGAAATAATAAGTTTAATACATTCATTAGTTTTGTTTGAAATTTTTAAATTAGAATTATTTTTTGTTGATTCACTTGATTTGGTGATTTCTTTATTTTGATTTATTGTTGTTGAAATTAATCTATTTAAATATATGGTTTTCTCATTAGTAAAATAATCTAAAAACTTTGTATTTTTTAAATATCCTATTCCAATTGGATTATATATTTTTTTTAACTCTAATAATTTTTTATATTCAACGTATATTTCACCCGACTTCATTTTGTGGTCTTCAATCGTATTAAATAATTTTATACAATCAAATTCTTTTTTATATAAAAACTCCCTTTCTTCTTTTTCTTTTTTTAATTTTATTTCATTTACTTTTTTCAGTTTTTCTGTTTTTTTATCAGTTGCTTCATAACTTAAAGCACACATAATAGTTCCTGATACAATTGTTGAATCATCCATTCCTAATGTGATATCACATTCTTTCAAATCAAAAAAATGAGAAACAGATGGATTATATTTTTTAAATTCTTCTAACATATCATATTCAATCAAAACGTTTTTACAATTTTTAATTATTCTAATCAATTCTTTACTTATATAATGTAACGTACTTGCTCTACATCTTTCATTATGCATTCTTCTTTCTTCATGGTAATATGACATATCTTGACCACTAGTAGTCATAACTGCTCCAGAGCTATAATTTGCAATAGATCTATTCATGGCTTCAATAGTATCAGAAATCGTAATTGTTCTTCCTTGAATATAATTTCTATCAAAATCCCATTCTTCTATCCTTTCAGGATATTTATCGATATATTTTGTATAATTTTCAGGATCATAAATTTTTATTTTTAAAATATTATCATCTTTACACTTAGATCGACAAGACCATGATGATAAGCCTTTATATATATAAGTAGGACATGACATTATATTTTGTTATCATATTGAATGATAATTTTATATTGTTTTTAAATTTACTAATTTTGTCTCATTTTAAATCTTCAAGGGTGTAAATCATTAATTGTGTAAACTCAATCTATCAATCATCAACATAATACCGTATGGCATGAGCATTGGTAAAGCTCCCCAGAACCCTGACCAGAAATAGTTCAAATGGTTATAATATCCTTTTAAACTCGGAAATAACATCGCAACTCTAAATATCCAATCTAATACAACTCCGTATATTGCGAGACAATACCAATTCAACGGAAGACCCAGAATTACAAAATATATGATATAGAATAGGGTCATCATACCACCCGCTATAAATAGCGATTCCGCCTTGCCGTGTTGGCGAAAATACTCTTTCAATCCCCACCCAGTCTCCCCGCCCATAAATGTGCTCAAATATTGCAACGCGGCATCCCCCGCAAATCCAGTTAAACAAGATATAGTCAGTAATCGTGCGATTGTCTCGTGACTCACCATTTACATTATGCCGGTATTTTTTTTATCACTATTGTATAAGAACAATGATTATTAAGAAAGAAACCGTTGATGGAATACCAGTGTATCACGTCAGTAAAAACTATGATGATGCCGTTATGACTAGCAAAATGAATACCTACGTAGAGAAGTCGGATATTAAAGATGTAATTGAGAATGATGCGGACGTTTACACAGAAGACGGTAAGTTGCTATTGCGATTTAGAAAAAAGGTAATCCCACAAGAGAAATCCGAGATGTTTTACGACAATATAATAGATTTCGCCAAGCTTATTTCAAGCAATCGTGGGAATGCAACCGGCAGTGATAAGCGTAATGTATATGATAATCCAAAGGTGATGTCCAATATATTTGGTTATTTTGATAGATGGTCCCCCTCGCAGAAGGTAATCTTTCGCAACAGTGGCATTAAACCCATCGTCGACGTAAGAGAATGCAGATTTAACCAAGACTACCCCGAGAAATACAAGAAAACGATCCCCCTCATACAGGAAATTGACAAGTTGTATAAGAAATTGACGCCCGCACATTACAAGGCCCAGCGAAAGAAGGCGAATCAGACCCATTTTAAAATACCCGGTACCGCATTTACTACTATTACCACTAATATAAACTTCCGCACCACAATCCATTGTGATAAGGGAGACGATATAGAAGGATTCGGCAATTTGGCAGTCATTGAACACGGCAAGTATAGTGGCGGTGAAACGTGTTTCCCTCAATACGGAATTGGTGTGAATGTTCGCGGTGGCGACGTATTGTTTATGGACGTTCACCAACCGCACGGTAATTTGCCAATAGATAAGAAAACCGAAGATACTACCCGTTTATCTATTGTTTGTTATTTGCGAAACAATGTATGGTTGCGTACAAAGAACAAAACAAAACGTATGTTTGATAAGCATAATGCGACGATGAAGAAGTTGCGCAAACCGCATTAATAAGCATTTGTTATTTTTGAAATGAAATAACAAATGGTATGTGAAATACTTACTTCTTCTTTTGGGTTTTATTACGGGCTTGTTTTGGCTTGGGCTTGGACTGCGTCGCGCTGTTGCCTTTACCTTCTTCCACAATGGTCGTCGCAGGGATTTTCTTCAATTTGAATTCCGTCATACCCGTCTTCTTTGTGGAAATATTACCGTAATCTGGATATGCAGCCTTTATTTTATTAGACGCCTCCAACATTGGCTTCAACCTGTCTTCAAATGTACCCAGACCACCCGATTTGCCGTAGTATTTCGTCACAAATCCAACACGATTAAACCGTAATACGATTCCATCTTCAATAAAGTATTTGATGGTGCGTTCAACATCCTCCTTTTGTCCGTTTTCTTTGGTGATTGTCAACTGAATACTCTTTAAATTCGGGCGGCTTATTATTCCATAAAAGGCTCCCACTATATAGTTGAGACACGTAGACATTTCATCTCTGGCTTCTCGGAAAAATGGATTAAATACAGGATACACGCCCCAAATGGACGACTTGTTCGTCTTGCATTCCTTGAATGCATATTTGAAAAAGTGGTCCAGAGTCTTGCCCTTGAATAATTTTGAAATACTTAAATCAATGGATTCTACATCATCGTCAAAGAATACAATATGCTGTCCTTCCTTCCATTGCTCCATTATGAACTGTCTCTGTGGCACAAGCCCTTTAATACCTACCACGAGTTTGTTGTATAACTTCTTGTCCAACTTCTCGGCGTATTCCTTATATTCTTCGTCGTTTGCTACATACACGTAAATTTTACTGGCGGATATCTTGTTATTTTTTAACATTTTTAATGTCTTCTCATTGCACGTTTCTGCTCGTTTGTAACTCGGCACACATACTACGTAATCTGTCATTTATATTATACAGAGAGAATAATAGTGTACTATTGAGAACCTGACATTATATATTTTCTCTTGTTAATAGTATACTATAATAGTTCATTCATTATGCAATCACATACCGAAAATAATCTGTTTTTCAGTATTCATTATACCGATCCTCGTATTGAATCGTCCGTGAAAATTGTTATGCATATTTTAAATGATACGATTGTAACCACGAACAAGACCATCCCTTATAATATAACCGTAGTAATTGAAGAAGATATGGACCCCAAAACATACGGAATGGCATCTTGGAAGACACGTATGATATGGTTAAATCCCAATAACTTCGGTAAAACCGCTGAATTAAATGATATTAAGTTTGATATGAATGTGTCCATTATTTTGCACGAATTTTTGCATACTATGGGTATTGTCGGGGGCGGTTCTCCATCTTACAAATATATTTTGGGTAAAACAGAGGAGCCGCCGAATGTGTATATCGGACCGAATGGAATTGAACAGTACCGAAATGTCTTACAGAGCAATCAGAAAGATATCACAAATATACGCTATTTGCCCATTGAAGACGACTTCGGAGATGGTACCGCGGGATCCCATTTGGAAGAAGGACTAAATCAAGATAAAAGTAATGAATATCGCGTGATTGATGGTACACCATATCCAGTGATTGTAAACGAAATTATGACGGGGTTTTTGGATAAACGCAACTATCTTACGCCGATCACTCTTGGATTATTACAGGACATTGGCTTTACCGTAAATTACAGTTCTCAATATGTTACTTCCAATGGTAAGAATCTAATTATTCTATGATTGCGGGCGAATTTTGTAAGTTACATTGTGACGGTTCTGTCCCACTTTTCGTGGGGGGGGGCTTTTATCATACTACTCTATTCACTCTTTATAAAAGTCCAGAAAAGAAATGGCATCGCTCTGTAAAAATGGACAAAAATAAATGTCCATTTTTCAAAAGGGTCGAGGAAGTTTGTGAAAAGACCCCTCCGAAAAACACGTTGTGAGCATAATGCTCTAAATTTTGTTTTTTCGGTAAAAATGTTGGCTGCATACTTTTTTAAGTGTTTTATGCGGCAAAGGGTTTAGAGAGAATTATAGTAGCATTATATGTTATACGAATGCTATCCAATTTATCACAAAAAGTCGTTAATAAATTTGAATGTAAAACGTGTGACTATATATGCAGCAATAAACACGACTTTACAAAACATTGCCTTACCATTAAACATAATGCTATATTAAGCGGCGACAATGCTATACCAAAGCTATTCACGTGTCATTGTGGTAGTACATACAAGCATCGCCCAAGCTATTATCGTCACAAGAAGAATTGCAGCAAACCAGATACTGAAACAATACAGCTAGATGTGGATAAGCCCACAAATATGGCGGACAATGTGCCACAGTTTGATGCCGCACTTGTTATTGAATTGCTAAAACAGAACCAAGAATTCAAATCAATTATGTTAGAGCAATCCAAGCAATTGGCGGAACAACACAATCAAATGGCAGAACAACAGCTTCAATTGTTAGAAGCAGTCAAAGATGGTAAAATCGGCAACACCAATACAAACTGTCACAATATGACGAATAGCAATAACAAGTTCAATCTCAATGTGTTTTTGAATGAAACCTGCAAGGATGCTATCAGTATGGATGATTTCATCAATTCCATTGAAGTCACCCGTGACGAGTTTATTCACACTGGGCAGGTCGGTTTCGTGGAAGGCATTTCTACCGTTATGGCCCACCGCTTCCGAGATATGGAGATGCATACCAGACCTTTGCATTGTACCGATTTGAAACGGGAAACTATTTATATCAAGAATGCAGACAAATGGGAGAAGGATGACGCTGATAAGACAAAAATGAGAAAAGCCGTTCGGGGCGTCGCCAAGAAGAACATGAAGGAATTATGGAGATGGTATAGCGATAACAAACCTGCTGTGGAACAGATTGGTACCGATGTATGTGAGGATTACTTCCAGTACCACAAGTCGGCATTGGGAGGTTACGGCAAAGAAGAAGACCTCAAATTTGAAGAGAAAATCATTAAGAATGTTCTCAAAGAGGTTCACGTAGATAAGTCATCTGCATTGACTATTTGATGTGTTGTTGTACAATGATACTAATTTATTTGTTCTTATAATACCAATTATTTTCAAGAGTAAGGAGAACCTTGACAATAATTATTTACCATAAAACCATCAAAATTTAACAGTTTAACATAGTCGCAAAACACGACCGCGTATTTAGGTAAAATAACGGGTATCCAATAACTAAAAATATAATATCGGTATATTTCATAATGATGGAAGAAATCAAGGAACGTATGGAAGAAATCGAGGAACCGATGGCAGGTGCAGGTGCAGCTTATTCAAGTGTTAAGAAGGCCGCTAAATCGGTTAGAGCGGCGGTTAGAGGGTATGAAGAGTACGTGGATAAAAACGGTAAAAAGATTAGAGTCTATGGTGGGCTTAATGGTATGACCCCGAGCGAACACGATGATTGGTGGCACTCGAGGGGCAAGTATGCTGCTAAAAAGGCGTCTCCGCCGAAGAAGTCTGCTCCGCCGCTTCGTCGTTCTCTCCGTCTTGCGGAGAAGGAGGCCAAGAAGCGTCGTGCGTCAATGGGTGGAAGTCGTAAGACCCGCAAGAATAGCAAGAGCCGTAAGTCTCGCAAATAAACTCATCTAATCAAATAACACATTACCCATTTTTTATTATATTTTGTGCGAACGTAATTGTTCAAAGATGTAAATAAATATAATAAAAGCAAAACGTCATAACAAACTAAACAAATGAACTATATATTAGGTGTAATTAACAAGGCGACAAGTAAATACGAAAATATTATCGTTGTAGACAAATCAAACAAATACAAGTGTATTGGTTGTGAATCTGATTTGATATTAAGAAAAGGTGAAAAACGATTTCAAAGTTTCGTTCATAAAAATACAATGGGCTGCGATTATTTCAGAAACCCAACGCAAGACCAAGTGTTAAACGACGCTAAAATGCATTTACAAATATTGCTTGAACAAAATAGGGTTGATGTTTTTAGAAAATGCAAAGGATGCAAAAAAAGATGTAAACTGGAACTGCCGAATTATGATGAAACAAAATCGGTTAAGCTGGATATGGAAACGGATGTTGTTTATCTCGATGACAAAAATAGCACGATTTGCGGATTTAAAATATATAGAGATGAACCAGTGGACAGCGAATGGCACCAGATTAATGTGTTGGATTTAATTCAAAGATGCGTACAAAGTTTGGCAACAAAAAAAATAGAATTGGTATGTTATAATAAAATAATTTGTAGTGAATGCACACCGTATTTTTGTTAATTAATTATTATTTTATCAGCGGTTGAAATGCGAATTCAGAAATAATCAGACACAGTAAAAAAGGGGTAGTTATAGGTTACAAAATAAGTGTTTTTGGCAATAGAATGAAATTTTGGCAATAGAATGATTTTTGTTTGTGTTTAGTTGTGGGTAATTTTGCGAGTAAGAGGATTGTATTTTCCAATAGAGCTGGCAGAGGGGATTGGATGAGCGTATAGATTAGACATTTCGTCCATAAAGTAGGTCTTTCCATCAACGGTGATTGGTGACACTTCAATGTCAGTGCCTGAAATGACGACATCCTCCAAGATGGGCGTGTTGTGCGCATCAGTCTTTGCGGCAGCCGCCTTCTTTGGCTGTGCCTTGCGCTTGGGGGCAGCCTTTTCCTTAATCTGCGTCTCTATTTCAGTTGCAATGAATGTCTCGGGAACTAGTTCATTAGTAATGTTGAGCGGCGCATCTGATGATGCGACAGGTTCAGCAGCGGGCTTCTTGGCGGCGGCCTTCTTCTTGGGCTTCTTCTCCTCCACAACTACTGCCACAACATCGACTACGGGCTCGGGAACCAGCTCAATCACAGGCTCTTGAACGACAGCGGGCTGTGTCTGTTCAGCTGCAATTTGAACGAGATCGTCCAATAGCTGGTCGTTGGCGACTTGGACTACCGTCTTGGTAGTCTTGCGGCTGCGCTTTGGTGCAGGAGTGGCTTCGGTAGCAGTGCCATCCTCTGCTGCGGTAGCAGCGACCTTTGCGCGCGACTTTCTTGCGGGCTTGTTTGCCTTGGCTTCGGCCTTCTTTTTGTCGGAAATGACCTTCTTGATGGTCTTTTTGTTATCCTTTGCTCCATTAAGGAACCCTTGAACTAAAACTTGTTGCTCACCGACAGAGCCAAATAGCGCAATCTTCTCCAAGAAAGCCGCCTTATCCATCTGAAACTCGTCACCGAGCACATTTTCCATCATATAATACGCAAACTGGATGAACTTGCCATACTTGTCGGGAAGTGTTGGCTGGCGGGTCTTGGTAGCCTTGTCGGCAACCATAACCTGATTCGTTTGAGTAACGGGAGATGAGGACATTGTTGATGATTGTAGATTAATACTGTTTGAACGTTGATGCAATTAATTAGTTGTAAATAAAGCTTTCAATTTTTTACGAAAAAATACGAGATTTGTAACAAAAATGTTACCCCGACCATGGCGTGGTCCCACCAAATGGACCTTAATGGGACAATTCACCCAGACCACGACACAACAATAAAAAATGGGTTTTTATATACACCATTTTTTGTTGATTTTTATGTTTTATATTTTGGCAATGATTAAGCAGGGTCTACGGCAACAACGGTTGACTTGGCTGCCTTCTTGGGCGCCTTGGGAGTCTTGACCGTCTTTTCTTTTTCAGGAGTCTTGACTGGCTCGACTGGTGCAGCCACCTTCTCGGGTGACTTGGCTTGCTCGGATGAGACGACTGGAACAACAACTGGCTCGGTGCGAGCGAGTTGAACCAAATCGTTTAACAACTCATCTTGTGCATTGGCAACTGCCTTGGTTGCCTTCTTGCGAGGAGGCTTGGCTTCGCCGTCAGCCTTCACAGCCTTTGCACGGGATGGTCTGGGAGGCTTGTTCGCCTTGGCTTCCGCCTTCTTTCTGTCGGAAATGACCTTCTTGATCGTCTTTTTAGTCTCCTTTGCGCTGTCCAAGAATCCTTGAACCAAAACTTGTTGCTCGCCGACGTTTCCGAAGAGCTTAATCTTCTCCAAATAGACTTCCTTGTCCATCTGAAATTCGTTGCCGAGCACATTTTCCATC